AAATACTTTAGAAGTAGTGCAGATATACTTTGCTCTTTTTACATCCGCAAACCTAATATAGACATTAAACAATTTATTTTTATTATAATCAACTTTTAACAATCTATCTGTTGTAGCAAAACTAACGGGCTTCCAGTCTTCAGTAAACACATTAATCTCATAATACTCTACATCTTCCCTTCTATTAAACAACTTCATCTTTGCAACTACAACACCATCAATATAAGAAGAATCTAATACTGGGTAGGTTGGTGTCATCTCATGTGCGTTGCTTTGAAAGCCAAATAGACACAGCACAAAAATTAAGTATAATCTCATACTAAGTTTATTTAGCTATGCAATCAGCTTTAATTATAGCTGTATAATTACCAGCAGGTAGAGCTTTATTGTAGCCATAAAGAGCTGTTGAGCTAACTGTGAACCAAGTACTTCCTGCAAGGGTCATATCAAATGTAGTTACATTGCTAGGGGATATAACTTTAGCTGCTTCATAGGCTGACATATCAGCAACAGAAACTTGCCCAACTATAGAGCTGCCTGTCCAGGCAACTGCATCATCTAATGTAGGAGATGAGCTGAATGAATTAGGGTGTGTTATCCGTGCTAAATAAAAGTTAGCCTGGGCAATATCGTATCTAATACTTGCCTTAGTACCACCAGAAGCTGGTAACGTGTCAAGTTTGTTAGGTAGTGGGTTTCCGTACACGCCTTGTGTTTCCGTATATACAGAACACTTAGGTTGTACAGACCCGTTAATAGGACTGTCTGTTGCCATAGCAGAATTTGCTGACAATAAAAATGCTACCGCTGTTATTTTTTTAATACTCATCTGTTAACTCCACCTATTTATTGTACTGCATATTTATCATTTCTTCGTGTACTTTATCTTGTGATAGGTTTCTTAAAACACTAAAGTTATCTTTAATGAAACCATCTACTAGTTTTACGGTATCTTCGTATACACCACCTTGTATTACAACGTCATAATAACCTTCAAGTTTTTCTAGTGAGGCCATTTTTTGTAACATCTTTACTTGCTCGAAAGGGTCTGCAAGTTCTTTAGTTAAACCTTCTACAGAGAATAAATCCTGCATAGTTAGTTTTTCTTCTTCTTCTTCCGGCTCTTCTTTTTCCGCAGCTTCTATTTTTTCTTCTTCTTTAGCTGTTTGTTCTAACTGAAACTTTACCCACTCATTATAGTACGGATCATCAATGTTTGGCTCGTTATTTAGTAAGTCATTATCAATTAAGTATTGGTACAAGGCATTTCTAAAATCTGGGCAGGTAGGATCACTAAGGGGTATAAAGCATGTATCAAATCTATATTGATACCTAATATTAACATCGCTTAGTGTACCAGCACCTGTTACCTTTATTTGACCTTTGCCCCACAATGTTCCTAAAGAGGAAGCTATAGGGTCGTATTTAAACTTTGTGTTCGAGGGAAGTTGGTCCCAGTTATCGTGGTACTCATAGATATACCCAGTCCCATTTGCGTTCTCATTAGTAATAGATACAATGGCATCTGCGTTAGTGTCTTTAGTTATAGTGTATTTATGATACACACCTTCAATCGTTAGTCCCGTCTGAGCTGGTAGGATATTCTGCATAACCCATGTGTAAGCACTTGCACTAGCATTGTCTGTAGAACCGTTAACTACCTCAGAATAAGAGGAGTAAGGCCAAAAACAAGCCACCAATAACACCAGCACCTTTTGCGGTATTCTTATCGTCGGCATCCCATTTTTCCTTTTTACCTGGTACATGTCCTGGTATTAAGTGTTCGTTATTACTCCACGCTTCTTTTGCTGGTAATCCAACTAGTCCATCAAACGGACAGGGCGTACCTGCGTTCATCATAGCAGCAAAGACTCTTTCGTCCCCACACATTACTGATACTGCTGCAACTTTCATACCCATATCGTAGAGTACTTTGGCGTTCTTTAGTTTTTCACAGTTCATATCTCTAGTTGTTTTACCTGCAGAGAAACCTAGTATCTGAGTTTGTACTGCACCTGAAACACCAACAGTACATAGGTCGCTATTCGCTGCGCTTATGGATGGCGATATAGCTGAAGGTGGTGGAGAATAAACAGTCGTAGTTGAGTCTATCTTAGAGACCACCTTAGAGTCTGTAGTGCTGTCTGTTACAATTGTTTCAGAAAAAGCCTGTACTGCAAAGTAACACCATGTAATAATTATGGCGGCTACAAAAATGTACAGGCTTCTCTTCTTGATTTTCATTATTAAGAAACCATAGACGCAGGGGATATAATCTTATCCGTACCCACTGCGCTACTTAGTTCTTTACTATCGGTAGCAGATACGTCTGCTGCACCAAAGTAGGATATCATTGCTACTGCAATCAATACCAAAGCTACTGCAAGACATATCCACTTAATATATTTCATAATCATTTCTTAGCCCCGCAACTGCACCAGCCATCTTGTAGCAAGTGTAGTACGACACCTAAAGCAATTAAACCAGCTAATCCTGCTCCACCTAGTAGAGCGATTAAACCAATTATATTTTCTACTACATTGCCTAAGAACATCATGTTCCCTGGTCCAACTAGTAGTGATACCACTATCGAGAGTGTCAGAAGTGCGACAGAGAGGTTAGTCAACCCCGCCACAGATTTCATCATTCTATCCATTGGTCATTCCTTTTTGTTGTTTCTAGAAGTTAGTAATCGTTAAGGAACAACAATACTAACCGTACTCTCGTTCCCTATTGGGGTCTAAGACTTCATGCCTGCTTAACCAGCCCTCTAAGTACATAGCCCTTTCTACGTGGTCTAGTGTATATCTTACACCAGTATTACACTTTATTGCTTCCCTGATGTAAAACACATCAGACTTCGGGATATGCACTCGACTGAAGGCGCGAGGGTTGTTATCTACTAAAGCTTTGTAGAATTCTTCGAGTACATTCTCTGATGCGTATAGTTGTACTTGTTTTTTAATCATTGTCAAGGTTTATTTTATATAATTATAAGGAGGGGGTAAAAACGCGCCACATTTAGTACGAAAGGAAAGATACTTAATGCAGCGCGTGAGGTGGTTTGTACAAGGATGAATATTCTAACTCAACATCTGTTGCTGTTGCGCTAAACCATCTATAATATATTCAATTATACAAACAATTAGTAGTTTAGTTTATGTAACGTACAAAGGGTCTAAGGAGGGAGAGACAAACTTTAACTCGCAGCGTACGTTACATAAATCTATATTAGTACAAAGATTAGAATGTGTCAACACTTATATTAATATTATTACAAGTAACCTAATGTTATACTTTAATGTTATACTTCCTTTCTCTTTAGGAGAAAGGTAATGTTATACTTTAATGTTATACATTAGGGCTGCTACTGCTACGCAGTTATACTGATTTTTTACACTATGTCAAACACTATGGGGCGAAGTGTGTCAATCTGTCGCAGTAAAGACACAGTATTATGCTAATGTTATAACATACTAGCTTATGTGATCACAAATAAAGTGCTTCTGGGTATACAAAACAAAAAACCCCGTGTGTGTAACTGTACATATATACATACCCCCTGATCCCCCAGTGGCCCTCGCCCGGGTCAATATTTCGGTCATAATTAGTAAGCATTGCTATGTTATAGCATCGCAATAGAGGCTAAACCCGGCATAAAATTGTATTATTGTACTAGAATAGGCTTAAAACAATGTATTTAGCTCTAAAACGTCTTAACTGTTATAGTATCAGTTATATTTCTTGTCTGTATGATGGGACCGGGCGGCACGCTTGCCGCGATAAGACAATTCTGGATGTATGACACGCACGCTTACCTCTATTAGAAAAGCATCTTACCTTTAATATAAATAACAGCACATAAAACTAAATATAATGTAACTGATAAACCTGTTTGACACTAACTGATAAATGAAATATTGTTTTTGTAATACTTAAATAGAAACAAATAGAAAGAGAAAAACAAAATGTCATATCTTTACAATTCAATAGGATTAAGACCTTCAGAAATGCAATCTTATAATATGCTTAGACCAAGTCTAAATTCTAACTATAGAACTAAACCAAGAAAAACTAAACCAATAGTTGAAACAGGTTTACGAGCGTTATCCACATATGATTTAAAATGCTTATGTTATAAAAAAGATGCGTTAGCAATTGCCGAATACGAGCGAAGACTTTGGAATAGATAGTTAATAGTTTATATCTCATTATTATTTAGTGAGATATTTAATATCAACTACAACAAATAGAAAGAGAGAAACATAATGAGAACAGATATTTCAATTCATAATATTAAAGGCGTAGAAATAACTAATAAAATATTTGACGGTTTTGAAACTATAAAAATATGTATCACTGATACAAAAGGACACAACACAGTGGTTAATATATTCTCTGCTGATAAACGTTTCCCATTGGATGTAATAAAAGCGTTTACTATTAATGGTAGCAACTCAAAAACTGTAACAGATAAATAGTTGACGATTTATAAGGCATTCAATCGAGTGTCTTATTTAATATCAACTACAACAAATAGAAAGAGAGAGCATAATGTTTAATATTTCAACAACTAAAGTAGGCGGATTAAGGTTTATCAAAATAGGTAAGCTTTGTTTCTGTTTCTGTATCACGCAAAAATATAAAGCATTAAGAGGAGTAGAATAAATGGTAGAGCGTAATGGCGTACATATATCTAAGATGACTGGAAAGCTTGACGGCTTCCAAGCTATTTCAACTAACACAACAACAAATGAATATTGCATAAAACAAAATGCAAGTGGTAGAGCTGATAACATTTGTACTAAATGCTACTCACATACTATGCTAAAAAGTTACCGGAAAAACATGACACCCGCGTTACAACATAACAGCGATTTTTTAAGCACTCGCTTACATGAACAAGATTACTTACCTACAATCTTACAAGCTTTCTTTAGATTTAATGCGCATGGGGAATTGATTAACTTAATTCATCTAGAAAACTTAGTTAACATAGCTAAGAAAAACCCACATTGTCGCTTTGCATTATGGACAAAACGTAGTGACTTAGTATTCCGTTACTTTAAAACTAATGAGAAACCTAGTAACTTTATACTTATATTCAGTAATTCAAAAATCAGTCATATAATGAACAAGCCTCCCAAGTATTTTGATAAGACATTTAATAATGTTTTAGAACATGAATTTACAGAGAGACAAAATTGCACCGGGCAACAGTGTAAAGATTGTTTAGTTTGTTATTCTGTAAATGATATCTCTACTATTGTTGAAATGGTAAAGAAATATTGAGTTGATAATTTATAGGTCACTACTCACATAGTGATTTATTTAATATTAACTTAGAAAGGAAAGTAAAATGAATATTAAAGAGGCATTTAAGCCAGACTTAAAAGATAAAGAACAAGGTTATTTACATATTACTTTTACAAAAGATAGATTGATTGAACTTTATTTAGATTATGTGAATAACTTTTTAACAGTTCCAGCATTTGCACAATGGCATGAACTAACGGAAATACAAGCTCACAAAGTTATTAAAAGAGGAAGGGAACTAAACAATGAGTAAATATATAATCGCAATAGACACTTGGGCGGATGGCATACAAGCTATTGAATTCAACGGAATAGAGGAAAATAAACAAGATGAGATTATATTCTATTCAACGGAAGAAGAAGCAATGTCCGAAATTATGGACGACTTTGAGGAGTTAACTAAAAGCCAAAAAGAAAGCGGGCAGGAAGTTGATGAGTATCCAACAGCGTTTGTTATGAAGTTAGAGGATTATGTTGAAGGACACAAAACAATATGGAAAGGTTAATATATAATTTAGGTAAGCATTGTTGACCTATAAAAAGGTAAGCATTGTTGACCTATAAAAAAGAGAAGTAGAAAAGTGAAGGTTTTCTACGGTCATAGATCCGTGTCCTATTTTTTTAGAACTCGATCCGTGATCTTGATCCGTGATTTTAAAAAAACTAACTGATTGACATATCAGTAATAAAAGTAGTAACGTAACTTTATAGAGAGGAGACAGACTATGGAATACCCAAATCAAATAGTACATTGTCTAGAATGTGATACCACATACCCAGAGCAACAGCCTGTAGTTAAGTCTTGCCCTGACTGTGGCAATGATAACATGGGGCTTACTGTTTATTTACAAGGAGAGACTAAATGCCTACAGGATTAGAGAACATGGTTGCGGCAATACACGCCCAGGTTCAGTGTTTAAAAGAACGTGTATTAATATTAGAGCAAAGAGATATGGAGCAAGCTAAAAAGGAGAGAGATAATGCCAGTAGCTAACATATGGACGGCTGAAGAAAAGAAATATCTAGATGATAACTACACATACGATCCGTGTACTGGATTAGTGTGGTTTAAAAAACAAAATACTAGACGTACCAGAAACATGGATGTACCCAGGAAAATGTTTAGAGATAAATATGCTAAGGTTAAGTACTATTGCTTAAATGGTATAAAGAAAAAGATATATAGATTACATAGGGTTGTATGGTATCTACATTATCAAACTGACCCTCCTAATTTAATTGATCATATAGACAGAGATCCTTTAAACAATAAGATAGAAAATCTTAGGGAGACTACCTATTCTTTAAATCAAAGAAACAGTAACCATAAGAGCAGAGGTAGTGGTGGTTGTCGAGGCGTATACAAACAAGTAGACACATATCGCACCAAACCTTGGCAAGCACGATTAAATCTAAAAGGTAATGAAAAAAAATATATAGGGCGTTTTGCTACAAAGGTAGAAGCCGCTAGGGCTTATGACATAGCGTTAGTAGCCATGTTTGGAGCAGAAAATGTAGTAACTAATAAAGATGAGGGAATATATACAGATGAGTGAAGCAATGTACCTACCAGGATATTTTTTTATTGTCATATTTATTGTTGGCTTTTACGTTTGTTATAAAGACGTAGCCGCATCACGTAAAATAAAGGAGGAGGAAGATAATGAGTAGTTATACAAACGAAGAGATAGAAAAGGTGTGTTGGAATTATGTTTGGGCGCGTGATGAATGGGGAGTTAGACATGATTTATATAAGACGCTGTATGATCACTACACAGTAGCAGTTTTACAAAGCGGGCCAGGCCAAAGACAACTTAATGCATTTATGAATTCGGAGTATTCAGAGCGTAGGTATAAGCCTGGTATCCCTGATGAGTTTACTAGGTGGCACAAAGAACTAAAAAATAGAATGGGAGTGTAATGATGAAAAAAGAACTAATTGATGAGACAACATCTTTCCCTGCACTAGACATAAAGTCAGGTAATGAAGTTTATCTTGATTGTACCGATGACTTAGTACTGGATGTAATTCACCACAACGACGAGGTACACCCTAATGGGTACAATGTTATGGTTGAGGTTAATCAACCCTCGCGCAATATAAAGGGGGCAGAGATGCTAGTTGTTTCTGTAGATGTTGATGACTGGGAGGACAATGATGAGTAACTTCATAGAACCTGCCGGAGGTACTGCAAAGCAACGAGACTTAGTCAGCAGAGTAGTACACTTTTGTATTGAAGAACTTATGCCGCGTATTCGTACTTTAGATATAGAAATACTGTTAACAAAACTTGAGCCAAATGCTAAAGGCTTTTGTCTAATGACAGACAACAACAGAATGTTTGAATTAGAAATAGAAAAGAGAATGTCAGCGCAAGAAATAATAACTACAGTGTGCCACGAAATGGTTCACGTCAAACAGTATGCCAGAAAAGAACTTACAGATACTGAAAGGTGTTGGAAGGGTAAGATCCTTGATGCAGATAGCTATGGGAACACGTCACCCTGGGAAGTTGAGGCGTATAAGGCAGAGGAAATATTAGCACTTAAATTTAAAACAAAGGAAGGAAAGTAAAATGATGATACATTATGAGAATATAAAAATGTGGACAGTACACACTAAGACTACAGGTGAATATAATTCTAAAACGGGAAAGCATAAAGACTTAAAGCATCCAATAATAACTGAGAAAGTACACGTATCTGATGAAAATGCTTATGACTTAGGGGAATTGTATGACTTAATGAAGTTTGCCACATCACGAGACCCTTACAATAAGATTAACGTAAGTTTCACAGTTAAAGAGGAGTATTAATAATGAGACAGACTGAACAGGTTATCAATCACCTAAAGATTGCAGGAAGTATAAGCAACAGAGAGGCTATCTTAGACTATGGGATAGCTTCCCTAACCAAAGTAATATCTGTACTGAGGTCGGAGGGTTATGTTATTCTAGATACATGGAGAAAACATCCCATCACTCGTAATAACTATAAAAGATACTGGGTTACAGATAAGGATAATGTAGTTAGAGAGGAGGATGTATAATGTCTGTATGTGGTGAGATAGAACAATGCCAAAGGTCTATTCATAGATACATGGCTATACTTACAAGCAAAGAAAGTAAGGAAGTTAAAGACAAAGTCCATAAGCTATACATGGAAGAGAAAGATAGGCTTACTAGGTTACAGCGTGTGGGAAGCTTATCCGATGAATGACTTTTTAGACTTCAGTAACGCATTTAAAAGTTGGCGTAAATATACGCCACCCTATTATGAAGAACTACTAGGTGAGGCAATTAGAAAGGATGCCGCATCCTGGCGTAACACCTGCACTAAAAAAGATATGTTTCCCTCTATGTTTAGGGCAACTAATGTTCAGACTAAACGTACCGCACAAGTACTGGCTGTTATAGATAGCTCTAAGCTACCACTAACTGCTATTGAGATTGCCAGGCAATGTGGCCTTGAACGAGCTAACATGGTACGTGACGCATTATTGCGCGAGATTGGAACAGGTCGCATCGTTAAAGGTAACACAGTACTATCAGCCAGTAGGCATACATTTATGAGGAGAAAAACATGAGTATATATTATGAAAACGTAAAGGTGTGGACAACACACACAAAGACAAGTGAATACAATCCTAAAATGGGAAAGCATAAACAGCTAAAAAAGCCAATAGTAACGGAGAAAGTACACGTAATTAATGAGACCGCTTTTGATTTAGGTGAGTTGTATGAGTTAATTAGTTACGCAAAAAGACGGGATGTTTACAGTGCTGTTGACGTAAGTTTCACAGTTAAAGAGGGGCATTAGATAAATGTTAAAACGTAAGATTATAGATTACATTAAAAGTTTAGACATAGAGGAGGGGCAGAGCTTTAGAAGAGACTGCCCCGACTGCAACGGCATTAATACATTTAGTGTTAGCAAGGTTGAAGGTGTAGTTAAGTATAACTGTTTTAGAGGGCAGTGTAATGTATATGGCAATTCCTATGAAGGAATGACTGCCCAGGAGATTATAAAAAAGATCGCAGAGTACGGTCATACAGATCCGTGTCCTACAATTCCTCTGATGGAAATACCAGAATATGTTATATACCCTTCAAAACAACATAGATTATTAACAGCTTTTATTGAGCGTTGGGACTTACACAATGCAGAGATATTGTATGACGTAAAAGATAAACGTGCTGTCTTCCCTATACGAGAGGATGGTAGGCTGATTGATGCAGTAGGCAGAGCCTTAGATGGAGCAATACCTAAATGGTATAGGTACACAGGTACATCCCAGGTGTACACAGCCTGCTCCGGTAAACCAAATGGATCTGTGGTTGTAGTTGAGGACGTTATCAGTGCTAACACTATATGTAGTGTGTGTCCAAATGTCACAGGCATGGCTATCTTAGGTACATCATTGAGTGTGAAACATATGGAGTACCTACAAGATTATGTGCATATCATTGTTGCACTAGACCCAGATGCGGCACACAAGACCTTGACGTACAAACAAGAAGTAGCGTCTTGGACGGGGGTAAGCACTATTGCTATGAGATTACAGGATGATATAAAATATAAAGTAGAGGAAGACATTATTAAATTGAAAGGACTATTAACATGAGAGAATTAAGTAGAACTAACTCTTTGGCAACAGCAGTAGAGTATTACAAGAAGTCGCCTAAGTTTTTAAGATTAGCTGATAAAACAAAAAAAGATTATGCAGAGCAACAGAAGAAGATCTGTGCTACTAAACTCTCTGATGGCGTGTCCTTGGGAAGTATTAAGCTGCATAAGCTGGCACTTAGGCATGTATCTTCTGCCTACGAGCAGTGGTTACATGTAGGAACGAGGACGGCTAACATTAGATTTAGCGCACTATCCGTAGTAATAAAGTATGCAATGCAAAAAGAAGTAATAGATAAGAATCCTACTCTTGGTGTGACTAAACAAAAGGATGCTACACGCAAAGTCTTATGGAATAAACAAGACATCATAAAGTTTTTAGATGTAGCGTATTCTAGAATTGAGTATAAGAGTATAGGTTTAATATGTCATATGGCATACATCTTTGGGCAACGCATTGGGGACATGCGTACATCAACGTGGGATAACATTGACTTCACTGCCGCTAGGGCAAACTTTAAACAATCCAAGCGTGGTGCAGAGGTGCATCTTCCTATCCCTGCTCCTCTATTAAAAATGTTATGGGCGCAGAAGGAGGCTGTAGGTTGGGAAGGCCAGGATTATATATGCCCTAGACATAAGTCAAAGGCCAAGGATGGTAAACTAAAACCATACACCCTACACGAGATTAGCTATCTAGTAACCCGCATAAAAAAGAAAGCTTCCTTACGGTCAGACTTATGGGCGATGGATTTGCGTCGAACAACTATTACTCAAATGGTAGAGGGGGGAGCAGACATAGCCAGTATTATGCAAGTGTCTGGTCATCAAAACCCCCAATCAGTAAAGCCATATTTAGTTAATACTTTTAAGGGTGCTTGCCAAGCACTATCCAAAAGGGATGCCTATGTATGACAATGCAAGCAATACAACTTGGTTGGGCAATAGGATCCGTGATCCACCAAAAACGCACTTGGCATGTGTAGGACTATGCCAAATAGGACGTTGGGGAGTAGTTAAAGAGTGTTGGAACAACGGTAAGTCACGACAAATGAATTGGTATCTTAGACCATTTCCTATGCGTTTTATCGGCTGGGATAGGCAAGGGGCATTTTTAGGAAGAAGAAGAAAGGTACGATGACAGAATTATCATTATTAAAAACTTTATTGAATAAAGAATTTTACACACTACATAAAGGAATACGATGTCCAGACAAAATATTTACTAAGGATGTCAGGAAAGTTAAACAGGCACTAGACTATGCAATGGAAACGTATGACCAGGGACTGTCGTTAGCTGACCTAGAGGCATTGTTCTACGCTACAAACAAAACCCTTACTACCTCTAACAAAGAGCAGTATCAAAATATATTTAGAAAGATTGCTAACAGCAGTGCATTAAATACTGATGTAGCTAATGAAGTAATCTCTAGAATGTTTCAACAGGTAGTAGGACAAGAGGTAGCTAACATAGGTTTTGAGTACGTTAACGGAACACAAAATAGTTTAGAACCATTGCGTAAAATTGTGGAGAATTATCAGGATGATTTTACGCCTAACTTAAAGGTGGAGTTTGAGGACATGAGCATAGATACATTACTAAAAGCTAACGAAACTCAGACGCAATGGAAGTTTAACATACCCACGCTCAGACGTAATGTCGAGGGCATCAGTGGGGGTCACTTCGTTATAGTAGGGGCGCGACCAAACACAGGTAAGACTAGCTTTCACGCATCTATTATAGCTTCTCCG